CGCCCAGTTTAACACCACTGTTGCTTATGCAACAACCACTCCTACATACGTTTTGCAAGTAAATGGCGTAGCCATTAACACAGCAGCTAACGGTAGCGTGTTTACAAATACAGGTATTGTTAATTTGTTGCTTGGCAATAACAACGCCGCTGGCGCAGTATTGTGTAATAACGTAGGTACAGGCGACGCAATCATCACGTTTACACAGGCTAACGTCACCGCCACCTCTGGTGCTGGTTTCTTGACTGTGAGATACATCGTCAAAGACAGTGACGGCTCTGCTAACCCATCTAGCACACAAGCTTAATTGATCTTGGGGGCTTCGGCCCCCTCATAACAGGAGATTAATTATGCAACAGACAGACGTAAAAAGCGGCGCGGCGGCAGCAGGGGCAACCACAACTATTTTTGCTGGCCCAGCCCGTATCAAGGGTGTATCTATCAGCTATTCAACAGGCGCAACAGTTGTGTTGAATGATGGTACAGCTGGTACAGCCATGTTCTCGTTTACCGCGCCAGCGGCTGCGGGGTCTATCTACATGGTGTTTCCCGGAGAAGGTATTAAATGCAGTACCAATATCTCTGCCGTGGTATCTGCGACAACAACCGCAGTGGTGTTCTATGGCTAAGAAGACTCCGTCCCTTGCAATTGGTCGCGGTGAAAAACTACCCGCTTCCAAGGGGGCGGGTTTGACTGCCAAAGGCCGTGCCAAGTACAACGCAGCAACAGGAAGCAATCTGAAGGCTCCACAGCCACAAGGCGGCAAGCGCAAGGATTCTTTTTGCGCCCGTATGTCTGGTATGCCCGGCCCGATGAAAGATGAAAAAGGCAAGCCTACCCGCAAGGCGGCTTCTTTAGCAAGATGGAAATGTTAGGAGTAAAGCATGGATGAAGAATTAGGCGATACAAATAGATTTCTTATAAGCAAAGATGCAGCTGGCAATCCTGTTTATTTGCATAATAATGTTGCTGTGCCTAAAGATGTTTTTGACCAAAGAAGCGCTCAGTCAACTGCCGACCAAAAAACAATGTTGAAGCCAGATGCATTTGATTCACAGTTTGACGACATGAGGGCAAAAACCCTTGCGCTTAGAAAGCCGCTCAAAAAAGCAAAAGGCGGGGTAATTAAAAGCTCTGCCTCTAGCCGTGCAGATGGATGTGCCACCAAAGGCAAAACAAAAGGTAGGTTTGTATGAACGAACAGAACCAAGAAACTTTGAAGTATGCCCTTGATGGTGCGTCCCTTCTCACTGTCATAGGAACACTTGTGGAATTCTTACCTGCTTTATCTGCTCTTCTCAGTATTGTTTGGGTGGCAATCCGCATCTACGAAACCGAGACAGTTAAGAAATTGTTGAATCGCAAGAAAGACGACGATGCCAGCAACAAGCCCTAAACAAAAGAAATTCATGGATGCTGCGGCGCACAATCCATCATTTGCAAAGCAAGCCGGGATTCCGCAGCCTGTTGCAAAGGACTTCAGCAGCGCCAGTAAAGGCATGAAGTTTGGCTCCAAAACCCGGGCAGACTCCCAGACAATCAACAGTCCCAAGACCAATCAAGGTAAGCAAGAACTCTTTAAAAAAGGTGGCAGCATGGCAACGAAAATGAACCCCGGATTTATGGCAATGATGGCTAAGAAAAAAGCTGGAAGCGGCAAGATGGCTGCTTTTGAAAAGTCCGGCAAAGATGTTGAGAAAAAGGGCGTAAAAGAAGGCTCTAAAGCTGACATAGCAATGGACAAAAAACAAATGATGATGAAAAAAGGCGGGGCAGCCAAGAAAATGGCTTCCGGTGGTTCAGCATCAAGTCGTGCCGACGGTATTGCCAAAAAAGGCAAGACAGTAGGTAAATTCCTCGCCAATGGCGGCAAAGCCTGTTAAGGAGTACATCATGGCAAAAGCAGGACAACTCGCAGGATTAGCAGCACTTGGTGCGCTGGCCTACATGAACCGTGACAAACTGGGTATGGGCGACAAGGGGACAACGGATTCAAATCCAACCCGTGGCGCAGGCTATAACTCGACTGAAAATCGGTTGGAATCGCCGGGAGACACCATTAAGCGCAGTATGCAGACAGCACCTTTAGACGATTCTCGTACAGACGCAGTAAGCTCTGGCGATGAAATGTCTAAATTTGCGGCAAACTATAGGCCACCCGCGCCCAAACCTGCGCTCAAACCCGCACAAGTCAAAGACGTAGACCCCTACGCAAACTACGAAGGCGGCGATTTGTTAACCGGCGCAAAATTGAGAACACAGCCAGCTTCAAATGTGGCGGATGCTGTGAGGAACGAGGACACAGCAAGGAGTGTTGCAAAAGCCGCCCAAGTGGATGCCAACAGAGCGGCAAATGCCGGGAACAATAAAGCAGCTACCAAAAAATACTCAGAGGCAACAGACCAATACAAAAACCTTTCAAACGCTGCTAACGTAACAAATGCAAGAAAAAAAGAAGCCAAGCTTTCTCGCAGAAGCCCCGGCGACGAAATGTCAGACTATGCGGCAAAACAAACTGCATTGAGAGACGCCAGAGCAAACGAGATGCAACGAGAAACTCGCGGTCAAGTTCGCAATACAGCTTATGCAAAGCCAAATTTAATGAAAAAGGGTGGCGCAGTCAAAAAAATGGCTTCTGGCGGCATGGCATCTTCCGCATCCAGCCGTGCCGATGGTATTGCCTCAAAAGGCAAAACACGCGGCAAAATCTGCTAAGGAACAATCATGGCAAAAATTGGTAGACGACCAATGGATGATCAACTGCTTGAAGGTGGTGGCGGTGGTGGCGGTGGTTTTGGTATTAGCGGAACCAAGTACAGCAAGATGCCTTCTTTGAGAGGTAGCGCCAGCACAATGGGCGACCTCAGAAAAATCAATCAGGACACCTCGAACTTACGTGGTAACGCCAAGAAGGTGACTGAAGATGCCCAAGACCGAGCAGCGGCCCGAACAGGTGTGCGTGCAGCAGGCGCTGGCGCAGCCACAGTAGCCGCAAAGATGGCAACCCGTGAAGCAGCAGCAGACAACTCTGACTACTCTGCCGATCAAAACAAAGCTGGCCCCGCAGGAATTGGAGCAATCATTTCCGGCAAAGGTATGGCAGGTGGCGGCATGACTGAAGATGATAGAAAAGCCGCCCAATACCGCAGGGAAGCCAAGTCTGGCGGTACTGACTCACCGGTTCCTTTTAGCGTAACGCAGGAGGCCGAGGACAAAAAAGCCGCTGCTAAGGCGGCTTCAGCCCCTACAACCAAGACGCAGATGGGCAAGCCCTTTGCCAAAGGCGGCATGACCGCATCAAGCCGTGCTGATGGCTGCGCCACCAAAGGCAAGACCAAGGGTCGATTTGTATGATGGCCTCTCGCGGCATGGGCGCAATGAACCCCAAGAAGATGCCCGGAAAGAAAGAGATCACCCGCACGGATGATCCGAATAAGGTCGCCATGTATAAACGTGGCGGCGCAATCAAAAAAATGTCTGGCGGTGGTAAAAGCCTAGCTGAAAAAGCAAAAGAACAAATTGCCGAGTACCAAAACAATAAGTCCGATGACTCAACGGAGAATAGCTTTATGCCCAGCATCAATGGTGGCGGGGCAGGAGATGAGTATGGCGTTGGTATTGGCGGTCGCGCATCGCTAAGAAAACGGTTAAATGAAAACACAACTGTTGGGGCTTATCTTGAAGGTGGAGCCTATAAACCCAAAGAAGGTAAGGCCCAAGGAAAGATGACCGGCGCGGGCTTAACTCTTGAACATCGTTTCGTTAAAGGTGGCGAAGTATGGGACAAGCCGAATCCCAAGAAGAAACACAAGAAACTGTCTCCAGAGAAGAAGGCAAAGGCTAGGGCGGCTGCAAAAGCCGCTGGTCGTCCGTACCCTAATCTTATCGACAATATGAGGATGGCTAAATAATGGCAAACACTTCCGGCGCGGTAAGCTTCAACCTTGACCTCACCGAGTTGGTGGAGGAGGCGTTTGAACGCGCCGGGGGAGAGCTTCGCACCGGTTATGACTTGCGTACAGCCAGACGCAGTTTAAACATCATGTTTGCTGACTGGGCCAACCGGGGCATCAACCTGTGGACGATAGAGACTGGCGTTATTGATTTGGTACAGGGGCAGAACACTTATCCGTTGCCCAATGACACGATTGACCTACTGGAGCATGTGATCCGCACAGGCGGCAACAGTACAGCCACGCAGGCTGACCTGACAATCACCCGTATTAGTGTTTCTACTTACGCCACGATACCAAACAAAATTCAGCAAGCCAGACCCATTCAGGTATGGATTCAACGGTTTAATGGTCAAACCTCTCCAACAGGGTTAACCCTTAACGGGGCAATCACCAGCACTGACACCACGATCACCCTAAGTTCTGCAATTGGCCTGCCAGCGGCAGGCTTCATTAAGGTTGATTCTGAAATCATCAACTACGGCTACATTGACGGCAGCATCTTGTACAACTGCTTCCGCGCACAACAAAACACCACTGCGGCAAGCCACATAACTGCCAGTGCCGTTTATTGGGAGCAGGTTCCCGCTGTAACCGTCTGGCCCACGCCGGACAACGCCCAGACCTACCAATTGGTTTACTGGCGGCTACGCCGCACGCAGGACGCTGGTGGCGGTGTAAACATCATGGATGTACCGTTCAGGTTCCTGCCTTGCATGGCAGCAGGCTTGTCTTACTACATAGCCTCAAAAATACCTACCGGCATGGAAAGACTGCCAATGCTAAAAGCTCAGTACGACGAAGCTTGGGAAATGGCTGCGTATGAGGATCATGAAAAAGCTGCACTGCGTCTTGTCCCTCGTCAGACCTACATTGGGAGGTAACGGTGGCAAAGATTGGCAAAAGACCCGGCTTGGATGAGCAACTACTTGAAGGTGGTGGTGGTGGGGGTGGATTTGGCTCTTTGGTGGGTAAAATCAAAGATAAAGCTGAAGTATTTATGCGACCAAAGGTGCAGAATTCAATATATCCAGAAATGCCGGGTGGCAAGCCATCTGGTAAATATGCGGTACGAAATGTAAGAGGTCAAGAAGAGCTTGACGCAATCAAGGGTTCTGGCTACATGCTGCCAAAAGAAGGTGGAAAGCAGCAAAAGTATTTTACTCAAACTGATAATATGAGGACAGAATCAAATGCGTTTAAAGACAACTCCGTACTTCGCGTGCCAATTGAAAAAGTCCCCAAAAACAGGGCCGTGAGCAGAAAAGATGTTGAGATGTACAACCCTGATAAGGGTGAATTTGAACCTCTTAAAAAGGGTGGTTTGACCACCTCTCGTCGTGCTGATGGCATTGCTTCCCGTGGTAAGACCAAGGGGAGATTTGTGTAATGGGTAATCGTTTTGCCGCAGGCAAACATGCAATATCGGAGTGCGACCGATGCGGACAGCGGTTTAAACTGAAGGTATTGAAGACAGAGATCATCAAGACCAAGAAATATGACCTGTTGGTCTGTCCGGCTTGTTGGGATCCCGACCATCCACAGTTGCAGTTGGGCATGTGGCCTGTTGATGACCCGCAGGCTTTGAGGAATCCTCGTCCTGATCGCAGTTATGTTGTCTCTGGGTTGTTGGCTGATGGAGAGTCAGGCGGTGGTAGCAGAATCTTCCAATGGGGGTGGAACCCAGTGGGAGGTTCTCAAGGAGTTGATGCAGTGCTAACGCCAAATAACTTGGCGATGGCGGTGGAACTTGGTACAGTTGTGGTAGTTGTAACTTAGGAGTTCAAAATGGACAAAGCGGACATGAAGCAGGACAAAAAGATGATGGCTGGAGCCGTGCATAAGCACGAAAAGAAGCTGCACCCCGGTAAGCCCATGACTAAATTAGCCAAGGGCGGTAAGACCAACGATATGATGAAAAGCATGGGCCGTAATATGGCTAAAGTTGCAAACCAAAGGAGCGGTTAATGGCTAAATTCAGCGATAAACGAATGGGCAAAGAAGTGGGCAATGCCGCTGTCTATGCTGCACCACACACCATGACCGGCAAAGCCGTAGGTATCTCTTCTGCGCCGGGCGTTATGCCTAACCGCAGCAAGCTTGATACGCTTGATGTAAGCATTGGTGCAATCAGCAAATCTGCTGGCGACGAAAAGATTAAAACTGATGGCATCAAAATGCGTGGCACGGGCGCGGCAACTAAAGGCTTGATGTCTAGAGGCCCGATGGCATGACATACGACGAGCTTGTAACTTCGATCCAGAGCTACACGGAGAATCAGTTCCCCGATGTATATCTTGCTGATGGAACGACTGAGGGTTCTTCAACTCAGATTAACCGTTTCATCCAGCAGGCTGAACAGCGCATTTACAACTCGGTTCAGTTTCCGTCTATTCGCAAGAATGTGACCGGCACAACAACAATCAGCAATAAATATTTGTCTTGCCCTGATGATTTTTTATCTGTGTTTTCTATGGCTGTAGAGACGACGGACGGGCAAGAGTTTCTTTTAAACAAAGACGTTAACTTTATTCGGCAGGCTTACCCCAAGGCAACAGACACAGCGACTCCAAAGTACTACGCATTGTTTGGCCCAACCGTAGCGTCAAGCACTATTTCCAATGAGTTGTCATTCATTCTTGGCCCGACACCTGATGCGGCCTACACAATTGAACTTCACTACTATTACTACCCGGTATCTATTATTCGCGGTCAAATGACAGGTGTCGGCGTAATAACAGGCGGTTCTGGCTATACAAACGGAACGTACTATAACGTGCCTTTGACCGGCGGCACGGGTACTGGAGCATTTGCATCAATAACTGTAGCAAGCGGAGCTGTTTCGGCGGTAGCAATTTCAACGTCAGGCAGTCAGTATTTGGTGGGAGATGTTTTATCTGTCAGCGCAACGTATATTGGCGGCGCAGGCACTGGGTTTTCTGTACCTGTAACTTACACAACCAACCCCGATGGTACATCTTGGCTTGGCGATAACTTTGACTCTGTGCTGCTCTATGGCTCACTGGTCGAGGCCGCAACTTTTATGAAAGCTGAAGCTGATATTATTTTGGGGTACGATGCCAAGTACAAAGAAGCGCTTGCCTTAGCTAAACGTCTGGGTGATGGTATGGAAAAGCAAGACCAATACAGAAGCGGTTCTTACCGCCAAGCAGTAACATGATGCGGCATACACGCCAAGAAGCCAAAACACTTGGATTGCCTACGTGTTACGGGTCGGCGTGCGTTAAACATCCTAAGCTTGAGGGGTTTCGTAGAGTATCAGGGGCGTGTGTTGAGTGCGCGAAAGAAACATTACGGAATAACCGAGAGGCGAATAAAGAACGCACACAGGCGCAGTATCGTAAAGACCGCTTAAAAATGATGGCTAAACCAGAAATGGCGCAAAAGAAACGTGAACGCGACGTTCAATACCGCAAAGCAAATAAAGAATCTTGCCGCGCCACCATTCTTGCGTGGAGTGCAAAGAACCCAGAAAAAGTAAAAGTATACGCAAAGAAAACAAAATCCAACAATAAAGGCAGAGTAAACGCACACACGGTAAAGCGGCGTTTAGCAAAAATTAACCGTACTCCTGCGTGGCTCACACCCGACGATCATTGGATGATTCAACAAGCATACGAGCTTGCTTTTTTACGTACAAAAATGTTTGGGTTTTCTTGGCATGTTGACCATATCCTTCCGCTTCAAGGTAAAACAGTGTCTGGTTTCCATATGCCTTTAAACTTACAAGTAATCCCTGCCGTAGATAATGTGCGAAAGGGGAATCGTGTATGAGCTTCACAGGAAACTTTGCTTGCAACACCTTCAAAACAGGGCTAATGGACGGGACGTTCAACTTTACGTCCGGTACGTTCTACATGGCTTTGTACACCAATGACGCCACGCTTAATGCCTCTACCACGGCTTATACGTCTACGGGCGAAGTTGTGGCTTCTGGGTACACGGCTGGCGGGCTTGCTCTTACGATTGCACAGACACCTACGGTAGGTAACTCAGGCAGCGTGGCATACATCTCCTTTGACAATGCAATTTGGACATCTGCCCTGACAGCCCGTGGTGCGTTGATATACACATCTGGTGGTTCTGTTTGTGTACTGGACTTTGGAGCAGACAAGACTTCAACCACAACATTCACGGTACAGTTTCCTGCTGTATCAAACACTTCAGCCATCATAAGGATAGCGTAATGTTAGTCACTACAACCAAAGGCGACATGGACGATTCTTTGCTTGAAAGGCGGGAAGGTACAGTCGATAATGACAATGAACTCACCACATGGGTTGAGTATTGGTTAGAGGGTGAGCTTGTTCACCGATCTGCCCATGTGACCATGAAGAAGTCGCCTGTCTTTGGCGGCGGCGAAACAGCATCAATCGGCTAAAGGAGAACTAAAGTGGCAAATACCCAATCAATGTGTACTTCTTTCATGAGTGAACTGATGCTCGGTCAGCATCAGCTTGGCACTTCAACCATTGTGTCCCGTACAAGTTTGACTGCGCCAACGACAGATACCGTTAAGGCGGCTCTGTATTTGGTTTCCGGTACGATCAATGCGGCAACCACTGTTTACACGGTAACCGGCGAAGTATCTGGTACAGGTTATACCGCTGGCGGTGTGACGGTAACGAATGCTACGGCTCCAACTTCAACCAACAGTTCTTCAACTGCTGGCGTGGCGTACTGGACACCTTCAGCCTCAATCGTTTACACGACAGTGACGTTGGCAACGGCGTTTGACACCGTGTTACTTTATAACTCCACTCAGAGCAACAAGGCTATCAGTGTCCACACGTTTGGTTCACAGACCATCACAGCGGGTACTTTCACCTTGACGATGCCTACTAACAGCACATCAGCAGCACTGTTGCGTCTGGCTACAACCTAAGCGGAGGCGGCGCAGGCCGTAGACCATGTTTGGTATATCCGCATTTGCACAGGCTCCATACGCATCGTTAGGCGCAAATGACATCACACTTGCCCTGACGGGTGTATCTGCGACTGGAAATGTAGGAACAGTTGGTGTTAATCACGAAAATGCCTTAACAGGGGTTTCAGCCACAGGTAGCGTAGGTACAGTAGTTCAAAGCAAAACAGTTGCTTTGACAGGTGTTGCGGCGACAGGTTCTGTTGGCACGGTAGTTCCAAGTATCACAGTTGCGTTGACAGGGGTAGCGGCTTCCGGTTTTGCTGGAACAGTCATATACAACGAGTCGGATGTAACAACCGGCGATGTAGCTATAGGTGAAGTTGGCACGGTAACGCCGTCAATCTCTGTTGCCTTGACGGGCGTGGTGGCTGCTGGTGAAGTTGGCACAGTAACCCACGGCAAAGAAGTTGCGGTAACAGGGGTTCAGGCGGTTGGTAGTGTTGGTACGGTTGGGTTGACAAAGTCTTTTGCTTTGTCAGGGGTTCAGGCCACAGGCTCGGCTGGAACTCTGGTTGCTGTGTACTGGAGATTGATTGATGACAGCCAGACCGCAAACTGGCAAAATATCACGGATTCACAAACACCGGGTTGGGCGGTTATAAACGATAATCAAACAACAAACTGGGTTGAAGTTGAAACTGTGCCGTAAGGATAAAAAATGGCTTTTGTACTTGCAGACAGAGTAAAAGAGACTACCACTACGACTGGTACGGGAACAGTGACTCTGCTCGGTGCAGCTACTGGGTTTCAATCTTTTTCTGCTATTGGTAACACCAATACCACCTACTATACTATTGCGGGTCAAACAACTTCTGAGTGGGAAGTGGGTATTGGCACATACACTTCATCTGGCACAACACTTGCCAGAACCACAGTTATTGCTTCCAGCAACTCAGGATCGTTGGTCAGCTTCAGCGCAGGCACAAAAGATGTGTTTGTCACATACCCCGCAGAATACTCAGCCAATGCTTTGGGCGGCGGTATTGGTGCAGTGCTTCTTAACGCTAGTACTGTGACTGTCAGCGGAACCATAGCCACTGGGCAGAACGGTCTATCAGTTGGGCCGTTAACGATCAACAGCGGAGTATCTATTACAGTTTCTTCCGGTCAACAATGGGTGGTTATATGAGTACGATCAGCGCATCAACCACAAGTTCAACCGCATATAAAGTTACTGCGGATACGACAGGCGCACTTGTTCTACAGACAGGTGCTACGCCTACGACTGCGGTCACAATAAGTTCTGCTCAAGTTGTTACGCTGGCAAATGCTCTGCCCGTGGCTTCTGGTGGCACGGGTTTAACTTCTATTGCCCATACAGTTACTAAATACACATCAAGTTCAGGCACATATACAACACCAGCTAATGTGAAAGCAATTTGGGTTCGTTGTGTTGGCGGCGGTGGTGGTGGTGGCGCTATTTCTGGCGGTGGTGGTAGTGGTGGCACTACAACTTTTGGAACATCATTTTTATCATGTACTGGTGGTTCTGGTGGTTCTACACCAACTGGCGGCGTAGGGTCAGGAGGTGCTGGTACCGGTGGAGATATAAACATATCAGGTGGGCAAGGCGGCGCCGGCCCTCAACCAGTACCCGCTAGCTACGCCCCCGGAAGCGCAGGAGGTAATTCCGTATTTAGCGGCGGCGCTGGGCAATCACAAGCGGCAACTGCTGGCGGTGCTGGTGCAACCAATAGTGGCGGCGGTGGAAGCGGTGCGGCTGGTGCGG